TGGCAACACGCTGTCCATCATCATCAAGAGGACTAACTTCAAAACAAGCAACGATGAACATCGAATGGTGGAAACTGAGCAAGAGGGCCAAAAGCGTCCTGCTCAATCGCGGAATCACGACCGTTGAACAGCTCAAGGCATTGAGCGCAGATGACTTCAAGAAAATTGAAGGACTTGGGAAGATTACGCAGCACGACATCGAAGACTACCTGAGCGAGTTGTCAGAGACCGAGCAGCCCGAGCAAGACCTGACCCAGCTGCGTGACAACTTCGCAGGGCTGGCAATGCAGCAGTTTCTGCGCTTCGCTTTTGAAGCAATGGCGGATGGCGATGAGCCAAATCCCGAACTGCTTAAACACGTTGCCCCACTGTCCTATGCCGTGGCCAAGGATATGCTTAAAGAGCGAAGCAAATGGATCTGAAGAAGCACATCCAAGACCTGACGCTGGCTGTGACGCACGGCACGGCTGACGCAGCAGAGACCTACGCCCTGCTCTATGGCCTGAAGAAGACCATCGAAGATTGCATGGACTCCGTCAAGGAGCAGGCGATTGAAGAGGTCCGCAAGTACGGCAAGGAAGGGGTGGTGATGATGGGCCTGCACATGACCACCAAGGCTGGCGCTGGACGCTGGAACTACAAGACCGTGGCCCTGCACAACGAACTCTCTGCCAAGATTAAGCAGATTGAAGAACTCGCTCAGGCAGCGTATCGCACCGGAGGGAACATCGCCGACATCGATGGGGTGATCATCGAACAGGCGCTTTACCTGCCCGGGGCAGACACCGTAGTATGTACCAAACCAAAACAACACTGACATGGAAGTGAAGATTGAAAGTGGCATTCCTCTGCCACAGCGTAAGGTTCGCGGTTACAACCGCAGTCCCTACTGGGACTTGTTGAAGCAACTAAAGGTGGGAGATAGTTTCCTGTACCCCATCAAGAGTTCCGAGTCTTCGACCCGGACGCAGATCAGCAGGGCAAAGAAGGTTTACTGCCCCGGCATCAAGCTGTCCTACAAGCTGGAGGGCGATAACATGATCCGCGTATGGAGACGGGCATAAGTCTCAAGCACGAACTTGATCTACTTGTTGAGTCCACCCGGAGCAGTAACTTGGCTCCGGGTGAGCTCATCGAGTTGCAGCAGAACATCTCTGCCATCAAGTACACCCTGTCCACCCACCTTACACAAGCAGAGGCTGATATGCTCAGGGCCAAGGATAGGTACGAGATACACTGCATCAAGGAGAGGCTCAAGCTACAGGCGATGCACTCCAAGATGTCGTCCACGAAGGCGAACGACATGGTCGAGGCAGACGAACTCACCGAAGCTATTCGCCTGAAGTACATCGAATCCAAGATTAACTACAGCGCCATCAAGAACGCAATGGACTCCTCCAAGGACGTGCTGGTGTCGCTGTCGATGCGGATCAAGATGGCCGAGCAGGAGGCAATTGAAACACGTTTACGCTAAGAAGAACATGAGAACAGCACCAATACTGGACCGCATCAAAATAGGGGAGCGGATCCAGAAGCCACCTCTTCGGGTAAAGTCAACCATCCCGCCCGACTGGAACCCAAGCAGCACAGAGTCTTACGCAAAAGCAGCAGAAGCATGGAGAAAGCGATAACACCGCAGCAGGTCATTGACGCACTACTTGTTGCCGCCAACGAACACGGAATGGAACTCACGGAAGAGATGCTGCGTAGCAGGTCAAGGATGTATCACATTGCCGTCACAAGACAGTTGGCCATGTTCATCATGTACCGCCACCTGAACCACTTCCTGAGTCAGATCGGTCGATATGTTGGGCGTGATCACTCGACCATCATCTACGGCGTTGGTGTAATTGAGAGCAGGATTGAAGTAGATGCTGCCGTTGCAAATCTATACAAGCGGGCCTGCGACCTTCTTGATATTGACACCAAGGACATTCGCATGGCCAAGCACCGTGTGCGTATGCTGGTCAAGAAGAAGCAGAAGAAAGACACCGGGTACTATCGACCCAAGAACTGGACCGCCGAAGAGAAGGCGAAGATCGCAGAGGTCAAGCGCAACGGAGGGTTCAGTCCGTTCTCACTCTAACCCTAACTTACTATGCCGAAGATAGACTCTCGTCCCTACGAGCTTGCTGTGCTGCGTGGGATGTTCGACCGTGACCATGCTCGAAAGCTGGTGTCGCTTGCAACAGCAAAGCACTTCCAATCCGAGGAGACCGTTGCTATGTTCAAGGCGTTCCAGCGCCTGCACTTCGCCGGGACCAAGGTCACCCCTGACCTGATGCGGCTGGAGATGGTGTCACGTGGTGATATGACCGAAGAAGTAGCCGCATCGGTTGTGGACTCCATCGTGATGCTCCCTCCTGCTGAGAACCTCACCTACTTGGTGCAGGGGCTGGGCCGTATCCAAGCGCAGAATATGCTCAGTGAACTGGTGGACTTCCTTCAGACCCCTGAGGCCATCAAGAACGGGATGGCTGGTGCTGTGGCGCGTATCAACGACTTCGTGGTCAACAACCACCAAGTCTCTGCCAAGAAGCCCGAGTCCCTGCGTGAGGCAATGGCCCGGTCCCTTGGCCGAACAGAACCAGCCAAGGTGTGGACCCCGGGGCTTGGAAAGCTGGACGACTACTGGAAAATCCGCAAGGGTTCCTACACGGTGATAGGTGGGGATTCAGGCAGTGGCAAGACCGCGCTGTTGGTGAACATGGTTCTGTCCATCGCCCGTCAGGGTAGCCACGTTGGGGTCATCTCCATCGAGATGTCCACCGACGAGCTCACCTACCGTGCCGCCGCTGTGGAGGCTGGGGTACTTCATTCCCACATCGAGGACAACGAGATGGGTGAGGTAGAGCAGCAGATGGTCGAGGCTACGTTGCTGAACAACTCCGAACTCTACGAGAAGATCCACGTCATCGACCCTGCGTTCATCGGAGCGGAAGAACTACCGGGCATCTACAACGAACTGGTCACCCAGTACAACTGCGAGGTGGTGTTCATCGACTACATCCAGCGCATCAAGAGCCGTGACAAAACCGTCAAGAGCAAGATGGATGAAGTGAGCCACGCATCGGAGACCATCACAGCCCTCACCAAGGCTACTGGCGTGGCCACGGTTGCGCTATCTGTGCTGGCCCGGGACCAAGGGTCGTCCAAGAAGGGATTGGACCACCTGAAGCACTCTGGGCAGATTGGTCACGATGCACACACGGTGGTCATCATCACGCCCCAGCCCACCGATGACATCTACAGCGACGAGAAGCAGATTGTCTGCGAGGCGGTAAAAAATCGCAAGGGTAGGTTCTTCTGCGAGCCTCTTACCTTGCATGGACCCACCCAGCGCATCTACCACTCTGGGTATAAGATGGTCAGAGGGGAGGCAAAAGAAGACACCCCCTTTTGAAGTTCAAACATTTTGATACCTTCGCAACCATGAACCACACCTACGTCGAGATCATCGACATTGAGTCAGAGCAGGTCGAGTATCGCATTGAGGTCACTGGCAAAGCCAGCAGGGAGATTGATGCCATCATTGATGGGCTGATTCCCAACCTGAACTCAGCTCTCGTCCCCATGGTCATTGAGTACGACAAACCACAACCCCAAATACCATGAAGCGAGACTTGGAATACGCACGACACGCAGTAGAGGAACTGCTGATGGTGTCCAACAAGCTGAACGACTCGGAGCGACTGGCAGACCTTGCCATCGATGGCCTTGCTGCCATGACCAACATTGAGCACGAGATGTGTTCGATGCGTCAGGTGTTCAAGGATGCCATTGAATACATCGCCCGCATCCATGCGGTGACATTCGACCCCGAACTTGGAGAGATACTCACAAAGGCCGAGGATATGTTCGGCATAAAGCCAAACGAATGAACTGCTACATCTGCGGCAACGTGGCCAACAAGACGATTTCCCCTGACATGGACATCTTCGGCATACCCCTGTGCAGTGATGGGGACTGCGCTCAACTGCTTGCGCTTGTTCTGCTGTCCGAAACGGATGAGAACAAAGTGCAGAAGCGACTGCTGAAGATACGTAAGGACCGACACAAAAAAGCTGGAAACCCATGGAACTCCTGATCAAGATCATCCTGTCACTCATCGCGTTCATCACCGGACTTGTCTTCCTGCTCCAGCTACTGAACATGGTCATTGTTCTGTGGAGGAGGCGTGGTAACGCAAAGATCAACATCATCAACGCAGCTATTGCGGCTGCATCACTCTACATCCTCGCACACCTATGAAAACCTACACCATTGAACTGAACGAAAAGCAGCTTCGGCTGCTCAATGAAGCGGTAGAGTTCACCTCCCGGTGGATCATGGGCGACTGCGGGACCATAAGCTGGCCACAGGCCGCCATGAGCCACAAGGAGATGGATAGTGGGACGATCAAGGATTGGCTCAAGCGCCGAGACCAGCTTGATGCACTGATGGACGTGGTCAAGATGATCGGGTGGGGCATCAAGCACCCCGAGTCCAACAAGGGGGTGGGGTATCACACGGATGCCGACTCTCTATTTGAGATGCATCAGGTCATTCGCCACGCCCTGTGGAAGGAGTCCGATGACGAGCACAAGGAACTCACCAAGTACACGCTCTCATCCCAACCGCCGGTAAACTTCTACACGAACGAGCCTCTCATCAAAGTAGCACCGAAGGCTGAAGAGCCTCTGTTTTGACCGAGAATAGGTACAAGTGACGTAAAACGAGTACAGCAACAAGCATTGAGCGCAAAACGAGTACAACAATACCCCCAGCCATGAGCACCAAACTGAACGCCGAGGAACTGGCCGCGAAGCGGTATCCATTGCCCGACGATGAACCATCTTGGGATGAGCATCAAAAGCAACTGGCCTACTATGTCGCCATCGTTGAAGTTGCCCAGCCCATCGCTGATGAGCGGGATGAGTTGCGGGAGGTGTTGAAGCTATGTCTTGACTCGTCATTTAATGGTCCCATGCCATACTATGCACGGGAAAAAGCTGGTGCAATCCTCGCCAAATACACCAAGCCATGAACACGAACAAGGAACTACTGAGCACGATACGCGAGGCGCTGGAAGAGGCGCGAAGGGTCTTTCCTACGTGGGATATTTTCAAAGACGCCATCGCCGCCCTCGACCAACTGGAGGCGCAGCAGGCACAGGCGCAACCCGTTGGATACACCAACAAGGAAGAGATAGCCACCGCCCAAAGCGGGCAGATTTCTGGCGGTGCATTCTGGCTCCACGCAACAGGGCATACAAATATCCCGCTCTACACCAATCCACAGCAGGCAGACATCGCCAAGCTGATTGAGGCTGGGGATGCGATGGTCGATTGCATCAAGCGACTTCGCGCATTGGACCTTGGCGCGAACCGCCCATCCTTCAGCTACGTGGAGGAATGGGAAGCTGCCAAGTCCGCCGCGCCAGCGCAGCAGCAGCCCAAGCGGTTGACGGATGAGGAGATTGATAGCTACGCACGCACATACACGCATCCATACTCTACTGAAATACGCCGCGCGCTCATCAAGTTCCGCGACAACGGCTACATGGGCGGGTTGAGCGTGGGGGATGCCGAGCAGGTGGTCAAGGAGTGGTGCCTCGACTGGTGCGAGCGGGTTGCGCCGGACGAAAAGGACTGGAGCGACCTCCGCGCCCGCCTCATCGCCAAAGCACAAGGCAAATGAGCCTTACAAACCCTAACGCAAGGTTCGTCCTCGACCACAAGCAGCGCAAGGCAGACTGCCCAGCGTGTGGTCACCGTAGGACGTTCAGACTGTACATCGACCGCCACACCGGGGTGCATCTGCCTGAGCACGTTGGAGTGTGTGACCGGGAGAACAACTGCGCTTACAGCTACACAGCAGCCCAGTGGATCAAGGATGGTGGGATGGTGGACAACACCGAGCGTGTTCACCTTCCCCCTCCCCCACCACGCAGGACGGACTGGAGATGCCCTGAGCACTTTGTTGCTCATACGCATCAACAGATACCAAACAACCTCCTATTGTGGTTTTCAAGAAACATTGGCCCTACTGACGTCGAGCGTCAGTACAGGGTGGGTACTTTTCCCAAGGGGAAGAACTACCCGCAGTACGAAGGGGCGATGGTCTTTTGGCAGATAGGGATGGACGGCAAGGAGAGGAGCGGCAAGGTCATCCAGTACGACAAACAAACAGGCAAGAGGGTAAAGGAACTCAAGGCCATGTGGATGCACACGGTGGTGACCAAGCAGTCAATGGACGAACTTGGGTGCGCTCAGGTGTACTTCGGTACGCATCTGCTCAAGGACAGGCCATACGACCCCGTAGCACTTGTCGAGAGCGAGAAGACTGCGATGATCTGCGCTGCCCTGTATAAGAGCTATGTGTGGCTGGCCACGGGTGGAAGTAACATGATTAGCGCAGAGAAGTCCCAGTGCTTGGCAGGGAGGGATGTGACCATCTTCCCCGACAGCGGGTGCTACCACCAGTGGGTTGACTCGGCCATGTCCATCGACGTGGTGGCCAAGACCTGTGTGGTCAGCGACATACTGGAATGTGTTGGCGCTCCCGAAGGGGACGACATCGCAGACTGGTTGGTTCCAATCAATGCCATTGCAGCAATGGGGCTTGAGTTGTTCCAACCAAGGGAGATTGTGGACGAACCTGAGACTTACGTGCCAAAGGTCCATCAGTCACCATTGGACAAGTTCATTCAAAAGCCTAACATTGCAGCGTTCATCCAAGAGATGGACATAGACGTATCTCAAGCAACCATCAGGTCACTATGAGAAACAAGAACAAGTGCCCCTACTGCCATGGACATGGTCTGTACGCTGGGTATTGGGACGTCTCCCTGCGTAGGCCAATGGAGAAAGGTCCATTCAACACGCCACTGCACAAGGACTTGAAGTGCTACCAGTGCGACAGGTGTGGGGAACCAAAAAAATATCCACCACCACCCTTGCAAGGTTCAAAGGATTGATTAGCTTTGCCCCCGTCATGTCACAGATGACTAACTTAACGACACTTAGCGCGCTTGCGCGCTTCAAGCGAGGGCTGTGCAGCTGTGACCTGCATGGCCTTCGTGCTTTCCACACATAGCGCCCTGCGTACCACCCCGCAATGCCATAGGCGGGTGAGAGAGGAGCGACTTGGTGAGCATCACACCTTGGACCGCGTAAAGGCCGAAAGGCGGGAAAGATTCTTGGGGGGGGGGGGCTTTTCTTTCCTTCCTTTCCTTTAGGAGTTCTGGGGACTTCGCTTTTCCTTTCCTTCCTTTCTTTGGTAACCATTCATCTCTAATACAAATAGAGAACAGAGCCAAACTACTTGCATACTTCAAAGTAGTTTCTACCTTTGCTACCATGGATGCAGAGATAACAGACTCGCAGATTGGGATGATTATGGCCCTCTTGGACAAGAAGAGGGTATCTCTCAAGTGGGCATCTCGTGTCATCCAAGAACTCTTGGAGATGCCTGACATCTCAGACGATGGACTGAAGACACCTAACCTAAAGCCTGACAAATGACAAGCAAAAAAGACATCACAGCAGCAAAGCGCCTTCTTGAGCGCAATGGATTCGAGGTAAAGGTTAAGCGCCCAGAGCCTCGTATCGGAGACATCTTCGATATTGATGGCCACGCGGTGTTAATCACGTTCCACCAGCTTGACTCCGCTGGAGATGGTGACACTTTTTATTGGGGCGGGGTCAAGGTCCACGAGGCCAAGTACGAAGAATCGCACTGGGAGTCTATGTGGATTGACTCGGAGAAGTACCACAAAGACCCCAATAGCTACAAGCATCTTGGGCATATCGACCTCTCTAAAGCCATGAGCAAATGAGCAAGCACACCGTCATCATCAAGCGAGTTGACAAGCCCGGGAAAGACCCCATCTACATGGAGTTGCGAGTTAGGTCGGCCCCGCAAAGCAGTATGGTGTACTCAAGATGGGAGCGAGCATCGAAGGACCGGGTGAAGTGGGCCGTCATGACAAGTGGGCGCATCCGGCTTTTGATGCTTCAAGACTGGGATGGAACCAAAGACGAATTCCTTGTACCATGAGCGACAGTAAACGAAAACCGCTGTTGAGCGATGATGAGTGCTACACATTTGCCATGGAGAGCATCGGTCCGCGTGATGCCGCTGAGATGGTCCGCGACCATTACGAGCACCTTATCACCGAAGGCAAGCTGCGGGTAATGGAGGAGGTAGACAATTTTATGTCGCCGTATCCAATAGCAAAAGAAGTCTTCGGTTGCTCAAATTGTCAGACCGTATTTGATAGGCACACCAAGCATTCAAAGCATGGACGCATTAGGGTAATAAAGTTCTGCCCCGGATGCGGCAACAAGATTAAACGATGAAAGCAAACGAGTACATGATTCTCTCCGACTGCGTGGAGAATGGAGTGAACAGAGGGTGGGCCAGAGCGTTCAAGCACATGGACCTTCCTGAGGAAGTAAGGGACTGGCTGTTTGACCACGAGGACACCATCAAGGACCACATCGACACCGCTGTCAGAGGCGCGATCTGCGAGTACTTCAAGTTTGACGAACCCAAGGACGAATGAAGTACCTAAGCGTCTGTGCAGGGATTGAAGCAGCCACACAGGGCTGGCATCACCTTGGATGGGAGCCTGTGGCCTTCTCTGAGATAGAGCCGTTCCCCAGCGCGGTTCTGCAACATCACTACCCTAACGTCCCTAACTGGGGGGACATGACACAATACAAAACTTGGCCCGATGCAACTATCAATCTTCTCGTTGGAGGCACTCCCTGTCAGTCCTTCTCTATCGCCGGACTGCGAAAGGGACTTGAAGACCCAAGAGGCAACCTCATGCTCACGTTTCTTGGAATCGCTGACCGTTACCGGCCTAAGTGGATTGTCTGGGAAAATGTCCCCGGTGTTCTGTCATCAAACGGAGGAAAGGATTTTGGTACCTTCCTCGCAGCGTTGGGGGAGCTGGGGTACGGGTGGGCCTATCGGGTACTGGACGCTCAATGGTTCGGAGTGGCCCAAAGACGC